GTCAGACACTGAAATAAAAACAAAAATAAGAGCACTTGTAAAGGAAACAAAGTTTTATGAAAGTAACACCACTTGTCCCACCTGTGACCAAGACATTGACGAAGAACTCAAAGAAGGAAAACTCAAACAAGCGTCGATCACAGCAACAGAGTTTCAATCACGTCTTGCTGAAATCGCAAAGGAACAATCCCAATCCACCGAAATCTTGACGCAATATGAGTCGCGACTCGCACAGAATAATGAGTGGCAAAATGAAATTCAATCACTCAATCAATTAATTCAAAAGTGTAATACTGAAATTAATATTGCCGAAGAGGATATAACCAATCTCTCTGATGATAAGTCTGACCTTGCTAAAGCAAACGCAGATTTTGAGGAGATCAAGACTCTGTTAGATGAGATGCGAGAACAGAAACTAGTACTGAACGAGCAGTTTCAATATAATCAGGTCGTGCTAGAATTGTTGAAGGACACTGGCATCAAAACAAAGATCATCAAACAGTATATCCCTGTCATCAATAATTTTGTTAATCAATACTTGCAGATCCTAGACTTCTTTGTTCACTTTGAATTAGACGAAACTTTTTCGGAGACTATAAAATCCCGACACCGCGATGCCTTCTCATATGACTCGTTTAGTGAAGGTGAAAAGCAACGCATCGACTTGTCATTGCTGTTCACTTGGAGGCAGGTCGCTAAAATGAAGAATAGTGTTGCCACTAATCTGTTGATTTTGGACGAAACCTTCGACTCCTCGCTCGATCAAGACGGCGTGGAGAATCTGATGAAAATACTATATACCTTGAGTGACGATACAAACGTGTTCGTCATCTCCCACAAAGGCGACATGCTCGAAGGTAAGTTCAACAACAAACTTGAGTTTGTCAAAGACAAGAATTTTTCAAAGATCAAAAAATGAAAATAGAAGTCTTGCGAGATTTGTTCACTGAAACTCATTGTCGTTTCATGGCACAGAAGATGGAACATGCGATCGCGTCGGGTCGAACGAGACGAGAACTCCCAAATAACAAAAAGGGAATCAATGCTTATTCAGTTCATGAATTGTTCCCCGATGACCAACTGGAAGTTTTGTATGACGTCACAGAAGTGGTCGGAGAGGTATTACTACCGACATACAATTTCAGCAGGAAATACATCAAAGGGTCTATTCTCCGTCGACACAAAGACCGATCCGCCTGCGAGCATAGTTTGACAATTAACTTTGGTATTCATGAAAAACCTTGGACGTTTTACTGTGAAGTGAATGGTAAGATTATGGGCATTGACTTGAACCCAGGTGATGCGTTATACTATACAGGTCAAGATGTTGCTCACTGGAGAGAACCACTTGAAACTGATTATTGCTATCAGACATTTTTTCACTACGTTGAAAAAGACGGTAGTTGCAAAGATGCAGCATTTGAAGGTCGAGAAAGACAATACGAAGGTTAGATTATGTGCGGTGTGATAGGTGTCAAAATAACTGACACCGACGGTTTAGATAAATTATTGATCCGAACATTATTTCAGCAGACGATGATCCGTGGTAAACATGCCACTGGCGTTACATATGTCCGTGATGGAAAACTTCATACTGTGAAGGAAGGAATTCCTGCCGATGAATTTGTCGACAAACATGACATATCAGATTGGGTCGATACTGACAACTCGGTCACTCTAATTGGTCACATCCGTTACTCCACGTCAGACCTCCGATATAATCAACCATTTGCAAACGACGATATTAGTATCGTACACAATGGTGTCATTTCACAAGAACCTGTCGAAGACTGGCAATATGAAACTGAGACTGCAAACGACTCAGAAATGATATTGCGGGCATGGGAGAAAGGTGATCATCCTCTTAGGACATTCCCCGAGACTAGCATGGCAATCTGTGCCGTGAAAACAGATAAAACACTTTTGGGTATGAGGAATCACGAACGACCTCTGTGGTATACTAAAATCGACAAAGGTATAGTATTCACCTCGACCAAAGATATCGCAATCCGCAGTGGTCTCAACAATCCTCAAAAATGCGAAATGTTTGTACAATATCACTATCACAAAAACTTGATACTTAATCATTATGAAGCACCTTCAGTTAACGACTTACAATAAAGAACAAGTCGAGAAACTCATCGAGAGACAACCAGAAGGGGACAACACTAGGTTCCTCAAGTCTGCGCACAACCTCTGGTTTAGGTTTAAAAACTACGAGAAGCATCCTCCGTTCGTGCTCGTTGAAGATCCGGCGGTTCCTCACGAGTCAGAACCACTGGCACTAGTTTTTATCACATTCAGTCAACGGTCAAAGTATGCTAATCTATATGAGATTGTGACCCTTGAGGGCAAAGAAGGTAGAGGGTATGCGGGCAAAGTATACTGGCGTGTCATGGAGAGAGCATTTGAGCAGGGTATGCAAAGACTCAAGATGTCTTGCACTCCTTCTTCTGTAACTTGGCATATGCGTAATGGCACGATATTCTGGGGAGTCGATCCGTCTGGTTCTCTGCGTTGCGATGTTCCCATTTTCCCCAACTTACACGAACAACTTACCTTCCGCGAAAAGGCAGTCAAAGATTATACCATGGCATTGCCTCCTCAGAACGTGATCGAAAAACTCAAGACTGAAGGACCAAGCGATCACGGTTTTGGTAAAAAGAAAATGATGAAGGTTGAGGAAGCAATTAAGAGTGTGGGCGAATACTATATGCGTTGGGCATTGTATGAGTCTACCGCCGTCTCACTGGATGAATTTTTATGATAAATACATTCATAGATTGGTTTGGTCGAAGTCTAGAGATTGAGGATTGTGACTCTGCTCTATTCATGACCAATTATTTTTTCGATCGGTTTGAATACAATACCGAACAGAGACTCTGGTTAAGTTGGATTTATGGAACAACCTATTATTGGCCAACTGCTTACGTCATTTGGAACGAGTTTCCTGATATGGAGCTTGTTGGTGTTCGTCGTTTGCGGGATTGGAACGATACTAATTATCACCGCCTCAGATATCAAACGGATACTAAGTGGAATAAAGGACATCTTGCCGACCAATTTGTATCATATAAAGAGTTCGTTGGAGAACGATCCCAGTATTCCGCCCTCACGGAAAAGTTCGAAGGAGACAAGGTAAAAGATTTCTACACCTTGTGGGAGACTGTAAATGCGTGGCACAAATTTGGTCGATACACTTCGTGGTTTTATATCCAAACGATCAAACAGTGTTGTGACATTCCTATTGATGTTGACAGTCTTTGGTTGCACGATTATAGCGGCTCTCGTTCACATCGTAATGGTTTATGTTATGCAGTGGGTAAACGTGATTGGATAGACAAAAAACTCTCTCAATCTGAGATTGATTTCCTCGAAGGTCAAGCAAAAGAAATCCTTGAAGAAGTAAAACTGCGATATCCACATGTTGCCGACAAAGCAGATTTCTTTGCAATGGAAACCTGCCTCTGTAGTTTCAAAAAACTTTTCAGGGTCCGCGAAGGTCGATACCTTGGTTACTATCTTGACAGGCAAGCAGAAGAAATTAAGAAAGTTGAACAAGACGATTGGTTCGGCATAGACTGGCAACCGATGTGGGATGCCAGAAATGAAACACTGAAGAAAAGATACTTGACAAATAAAATAGAAAAGAGTAAAATGTCTCTATTCTTAGAAACAGGCAAATTCGACCCAACTGAAAGTAATCTGGGTCTTGAAGTATTCATGTGAGGTATTGATGCAAGAAAAAATTAAACACGGAAAATACACTTGGGATTGGTTCAATGGTGACGAAGGTCAAGATGTATACATTGCTAACTTCCTAGAATCTGAAGATAAAATCCTCGGTCAGTATGTTGATGAGCAACACTATGATATCTTGATTGACGAAGATGCAGATTTGTATCTTCCTAGTAATGCTTTGACAGGAGATACGCTGAACGAGAAACGCATTGCGTTCAAGTTTCGTAAAAATGTTTTTACTGAAGAAGAACAAAAAGGCGCGTATGAAGGTTTGTATGGTGCCGCTGTTGAGTCAAATAATCGCGGTCTCGCCGCAGGTCCACGTGAAGAGACACAGGGTAATCGCGATTGGGTGACAGGTTATCAGCAGGATGTGCTGTCTTGGTATGAGCGAGGACAACCACCTAACGTTGATGGTACGGATCCACTGTCAGAAATATTTGAACGACACCTAGAAAGTGACGATGAAATTCGTGGGGGTGTCTGGTTGAGAACGAAGATCGAACCAGAATTTGAAACCTACAAAAATTTCTTTCCTAAGCTTGAAACTAAATTGGCATTGATGTCCATTGATGAGGCAAAGGAAGAAGCGAAGCGAGTTCGAACCACTATGATCTCCGACACTTCGTATGCTACTGCTATCTGGTCAGGTATCGCTGGTTTCTACGGTCGATATCCCCGTATCCCATACGGTCGACCAACTGCCTACACTGACCACCACCGCGAAAAGTTTGAGAAGTGTTATCCGTTCGCCCGTAAACTTGAGAAAGAGTTTGCTCGACTACTGCCACTGCGTCACTCTCGACAATTGCAGTGCGCAGAGCAGATGGACAAAAAGTTCTTGATCGGTGAGGACACAACCTTCACAACGATTACCGTTAATACTACACAGGCAGATCGCAACGCACGTATGGCATGTCACCGCGATGCTGGATCATTGAATCGTGGATTCTCAAACCTGACGGTGATTACAGATAAAGGTAAGAGTTGGGAAGGTGGTTACTTGGTCGTGCCCGAAGTCCGTATGGCAATCAATGTTCGTCCAGGTGATCTATTGCTCATCGATAACATGCGTGTTATTCACGGCAACACGCCGATTACTGCACCCAATGGTGTAGATGAAGACTTCATGAGGATGTCTCTGGTTTTCTATTTCCGCGAAGATATGTTGAAACTTGGTTCGTGGGAGTATGAACACTTGAGACGTGCTTACGTCGACGAACGTCGTAAAAATGAAGAACACCCTCTTTGGAGACCATTCTGGAATGGTGTCAGTCCCGATATGTGGGACGAGAAAGAGTGGTATGATTGGTTAAGTACACATGATGAAAGTCTGGTGCAAAAATATCATCCCGAAGCATATGATGTGCCTGCATCTTTGGAGGACTTCTTTTGAAAAAATTAATTGCAATCATTGGCCCGCCAGGAACTGGTAAGACAACCCTTGTCCGAGAACTGATGAAGTTGTTTGACTGGGAATACGACAAACCGATTGATCTTGTAGACTCTTATGTCTCAGGAAAGATTCGGTTGGTCGGTAGATACGAAGAAGGTGAAGTATTCGCCGGAACGGATAGGTTGAGTATGGCAGTACAACCTAAATTTCTCGAATATATAAAAGACAACGATGACGAAGTTGTTATATTCGAAGGTGACCGACTCACGTCTGTCACATTATTTGAAGAAGTGTCAAAGCATAATTACGACCTTCAAATCTTTTCACTGAAAGTGAGTGATGAAACTCTGAAGCAGCGGTATGCAGATAGAGGTTCTGATCAATCTGAAAAGTTTATCCGTGGTCGCAAGACCAAGGTTGCTAATGTTGAAGAGAGGTTCGGTGACAATATCCTGTTTGGATATGATGGTTGCGTCACAGAACTTCAGAATGAAACAGAGCAACAACTCGATGAAAACGTGAAAACGATATATGGGGCGATATTCGCTTGACATGTAACATTGATTCATGTAGAATTACTCTGCAGTTAAATTATGGAGATTGTAATGCAACTTACTGAACAAACCCTCAATGTCCTGCGTAACTTTTCATCGATTCAGTCTAATCTGGTCGTTGAAGCAGGATGCAAAATCAAGACTATGGCAGAAGCAAGAAATGTCATGAGTTCCGCTATGCTTGCGCAGGAGTTTCCGCAGGATTTCGGAATCTATGACCTTAACGAGTTTCTGAACGTATTGTCTCTGGTAGACGACCCCAAACTCGACTTTTCAGATGAGTATGTGCGTGTCACTGACTCAACAGGTCGATCCGCAGTAAAGTATTTCTTTGCTGATTCTAATATTCTGACTTCTCCGAGTAAGGACATCAACATGCCTGAATGTGAGGTCAACTTTACTCTTGACGAGTCAACACTTTCCCGTGTACGCAAAGCAGCATCTGTTTTGGGTCATGAGAAGATGACCATCGAAGCAAACGATGGTGCTATCCGATTGACAGTAACTGACAACAACGATTCAACGAGCAACTCGTTTGTCATCGATGTTCCAGGGACTTATCAATCAGAGAATTTCTGTTTTGTAATGAACATCAGCAACATGAAGTTGATCTCTGGTGATTACGAGGTAGGAATTTCAAGTAAACTTCTTTCGCAGTTTACTAACAAGAATGTAGACGTTGTCTACTACATCGCCCTTGAAAAATCCTCAACATATGGAGAATAAAATGTCAGACGATAACCAAGAAGAAATCAAAGAGTTCTACGACTTGACCAACCGCATCGTTCGAAGCACGATTGCTGTAGTTGATACTGTTGTACAACGTGGTGGTTTCCGTGGTGAAGAACTCAGCACCATCGGGCAGCTGCGCGATCAATGCGTACAAGCAGCACAACTCTGCGAAGAATTCCAATCTTCTCAAGAATGATCATGCGGGGTGCATACCCCGCCCCTTTTATATTATGGACTCTTTGAATCATGAACATAAAGTACAACGGGTACTCATACCCTGTCAAGTTGGATAAAAGATATAGTCATAGCTTGGTTGAATTTACATCAAGAAAAACAAAAGACTATGGATTGAGTTCGACTTTACCAGGGATGGGACACAAACCAGATACTAGGATTGCTCTATGTCTGCCAGAAGATGATCCACGCG